AGGCGGTCTTGAACGTGGTCACGACTGTGGTGCAGGCAATCGTCCCGATTATCCAGGGCGCCCTCAATATCGTCGTCGGCATCATCAAGACCGTGACCGCAATTATCAAGGGTGACTGGAGCGCCGCGTGGGAAGGCATCAAGCAGATTCTCACCGGTGTCTGGGAAGTTATCAAGGGCGTCGTTATCGGCGCAATCAATATCGTCAGCTCCATCATCACGAACGCTGTGAATCTGATTCGTAGCATCTGGGATGCCGCTTGGAATGGTATCGGACGGATTGTCTCGACCATTTGGGAGGGCATCAAGAACGGCGTGTCGGCTGGTATCAACACTGTGGTCGGGTTCTTCCGCTCGATGGGCACCGACATCGTTGGCGTGGTGCGGGGCATCCCTGAGAAGATGCTCTCTATCGGCCGAGATATTGTCGGCGGTATCGCTAACGGCATCCGTAACGCCGCCGGCGCGGTTCTTGACGCCGCAAAGAGCGTCGTCAACGCTCTGCCCGACTTCGTGAAGTCTGCCCTGGGTATTCACTCGCCGTCTCGCGTCATGCGCGACCAGGTGGGTATCTGGATTCCCGCGGGTATCGCAGAGGGCATCACCCAGGGCGCAGATGTGGCAGTCGATGCGGTCAAGGATATGACCGAAGCCGCGGTCGAAGCAGCAGAGGCAGGAATGGGTACGCTCAGCGCGGCACTCACTCCTGGCGCGCTCAGCGGCTCTGTCTCGCTTGGCGTGCGGTCATCCTCGCTCAACCGTGCACTCTCTGCATCCGCAGGGTCGACACCGGTTGCAGCCGCATCCGGTGGGCTCCACGTCCACGTCAACGCGGCTGACGAGATGTCACCTGACCGATTCGGCCGCCGCGTCGGCGAAGCAATTAACCACCACCTCAACCTTGAAGGGGTCCTGATCTGATGATTGGCCAGCACCGTCACCGCGTCACGCTCACCGGAGCTCACGGCTCCCTCATCCTCACAACCTTTGAGGACGGAGCCAGCGATGACGGGCTGGAGGTCTGGGTGACTGACCTGCAGGGCTGGGACGGCGGCACCGGTGTAGAAGCTGCCGATGTCCAACGCAAGATTGGGCACGGCATGATCTCCTACCCGGCGCGCCGTACCGGCCGTACCCTCACTCTCAAGGGCACCATCATCGCGAAGGCTCTGCCCATTCGCGAACTCGCCTCCCGGTTCACCTCATCCCTACTCTGGGACGGTGAGCTGGGGGCGCTCTCCGTGGAATCCGACAACGGCATCCTCACCTGTGAGGTTCGAATCGACGGAGACCCAAAAATCGAATACCTGGGCGACACCGCGTTCAACTTCGAGCTCCCTCTTCTCGCCCCGGAGCCATATCTCTACGGGCCGGCTGTTACGACCCAAATATTCCCCGCCGGCGCGAACGTCGGATTGCGGTTCGACCTCTTCGCACCGGCACCTAGCGGGGTTATCTCCTTCGGTTCCCAGGCTCCTCAATCCGCAGCCATTGCCCATGAAGGGAACGTGACCGCGCACCCCACCTACATCATTCGGGGTGAGTGGTCGTCTGGGTTCCGAATCACCAGCGGCGACCGCATCATCGAGTACCCATACGCGGTCATCACACCATCACCGGTCACCATTGACTGCGCCCGCGGCACCGTCACCATCAACGGCGCCGACCACACCGCAGACCTCACCCGCCGAGACTGGCACTCAACCCCCGCAAAATCGGGGTTCGCACCCACCATCGAAGCGCTCGCGCCTGCCACTGGTTGGTGCGACGTGATTCTTCGAGACACCTACCTTTAGGAGAGCACCCATGACTACCGGTTTCGGCATGGCACCTGACCGCAACGGGAACGGCACGACGCCTGATGACTTGCAGGCAGTCATTGCCGCGCAGTATCCCGAGCCTGGAATTATCAGCGGTTGCGAGGTTAAGGGCACCGCCGCAATGAGCTACCAGATTACCTCCGGTGCTGTGTGCATCCACCTCGCACCTGGCCGCGCGGTGCTCGTGCCGGTGCCTGCGCAGCAGATTACGACTCAACCCGCGCCGACTAATGGTTCACGCACCGAATACATCTACGTTCAGCAGCTGACCGAGCCTGTCAACGGCTCCGTGGCATCCAAGGTGGCAATCGGTGCGACCGTGCCGGCTAACGCAGTGATGCTGTCCAAGCGTGAGGTCCGTGCGAACGTCAAGGCGACAACCGCCACCCAGGAGGCAGGCAACATCGTCTTTTCTCGCCCGGTCGGTGGTTCCCTCGGCGTACTCCACCACCACGAGACGACTCGCGACACCCCGCACAATCTTGGAGAGTTCCGCCGCGGTGCTGGAACCTTCTTCGTGCCGACTGACCGTACTGTCGACATCCGCCTCACCTCAACGGTCACCACCGCAACAAGCGAAACAAACGTCACCCCAGTCGTCGCAAACGGTTCGGTCTTCTACGACATCTACATCGACGACCGACTGGTACTCCGCCGTGAACGCGCCTTCAACAACATCTGGGAATCCAAAGACTTCTCCACCATTCAGACCCTACAGAAGGGCCAGCACCGCATCCACTACGTCGTCCGCCACACCACCTACGGGCACCCCTGGTGGGTCGTGCGCGGCGAGAACGGCGGATTCCCGTTCCCCGGCGACGTCATCACCGTCACCGACATCGGCGTCGCCAAAGAATAACCAACAGCAGGAGGAACAATGACCGGGTACGGGCTCCACTGGATCCACACCACTACAGGACAAGTGGGACCGCCCATCACCGTGCACAACGCCTCCTGGAGTATCGAGCTCAACAAGACGGAGGAAATCTCCCTCACCGTCGACAAGAAACACCTCCACACCATCAACCCAACATGGTGGGAACCCCTCTCAGGCGGAGTCCTCCTCACCTACACCGCAGCAGATGGGATAGCGCGACCCATCATCGCTGGCCCAATCACCGACTGGGGCAAAGAAACAACAACCAGCATCGAAATCAAAGCCGAAGGCCTCCGAGCAATCTTCGAGAAACGCACCATCTGGCAAACCCTCGAATACCGCAAAACCACACTCGGCGAGATTGCATGGGCGCTCGCTGTGCATGCGATGGACCGCCCGGGCGGCGCACTACCTTTGGTGCATGGCACGGCGGGCGATGCGGTGGGGGAGCGTGAGCGAACGTATGAGGGGTGGAATCTGGCGAATAACCTTATCGGTAAACGCTGGACGGAGCTGTCGGGGGTTATCAACGGGCCTGACATTATGATTCGACCGCGCTGGGCAGATGAAGCTCAGACGCGGATTGAATGGGCTCTGGTGCATGGCACGGAAGCATACCCGTTCATTGCTCAGGACTGGGTTCCTGACTTTGACACGACCGCCGACATGGGTGAAGTTCCGGATATCTCTGTGACTTCCTCCGGTAAGAATCTCGTGCACCGCATCTGGTGCACTGGTGCCGGCGAGGGCGAGGGCACGGCCCGTGCCCATGCCGAGATTCTCTCAAGTGTCTGGCGCCGCGACCAGCCCTTTGTCGAAGACGTAATGAGCGACGCAGACCAAGCAAGCCCCGACGTCCTACGACAGAAGGCGCACGGTGAGCTCCTATCCCGCCAGGCAATGATTGACCAGGTCACTCTGACATTCGCTGCGAACTCGCGAAAGACCCCGCTGGGCTCCTTCTTCGTCGGCGACACCGCGAACGTAACTCTCGCCGGGTGGAAGACCATCCCCGACGGGACGCGGCCCATGCGAATCATCAAGATGAACGGCGACCTCAGCCCACAGGTCACACTGGATTTCCAGCAGGCACAGTGGGAGAACAACTAAGAGAAGGAGGCAACGCATGGTGATGTACATTGACCAGCGGCCTACCCGCACCGCCGATACGCTCCGTGAACAGATGCGCCGCCTCCGTGTGCCAGCCTCAACACCTCATGGCGTCAAGGTCGCCAGCCAGCACGAAGCCACCCTGTACATGGATGCCGCCGGCACGGCTCGCCGCTGGGACGGCGACACCATTGCCAGCTTCGACGCGCGCCTCTCGGAGGCAACCAAGGTCGTGGCGAAGGCTAACGAGACGCTGGTGGCAGCAGAGCGGAATCTTGTTGAGGCGGAGCGGCGTATCGCCGCCGTGGAGGCGGGCTCTGGTATGGACGACGACACGGTCGCCGCGAAGGCGGTAGCCGGCATCAAGAAGATGCCGTCCCCACCCTTTGACGGCAGGAACCTCATCGTCCCCGGAACCCTGGACGTGAAACAGCTCAATGTGACTGAGGAGCTCGCCGCATCAGTAGTGCGGGCAATGTCTGCTGAGACCAAGAAGCTGGTAGTCACGGAGGACGCGATTCTCCAACGGGCAACGGTCATCGAAAACATTGTCACCCCGGAGGTGATTGCTCAGCGCATCCGCGTTGAGGACATCGCAGCAGAGATGATGACCAGCTCCCTGCTGCAGACTGACCGAGATGCTCGCCGCGGTATGAAGCTCAACAATTCTGGAATCGCCGCGTTCAATGCCGCCGGCGAACAGACCGTGAAGATTGACGCCAACGGAACCGACAACTATATCCGAGGTGTCTTCTCGACAGCGGCAGATGACAAGGCCGGCATCACGATTCGCACCACGCAGGGTCCTGTCTCTGGCGGCGAGTCGATCATTGAGATGCGTCCGCTTGACGCTACCCAGCGAGCACCTATCGGAATCATCCGTATGTCCCCGCAGGGTGCACTGCAACTTGGGATGAAGCCTTTCGGCACAGCTGACTCAGAGACCAGGGGCTTCTTCGTCGACCCGCAGGGTGGTGTGAACATCACTGACAGTCTGCGTATCAACAAGAATATGCGCCTGGACGGGCTCTGGTCGATGACGAAGAACATGTGGGTTCGTTCGGTCGGACCGTACAGAATCGAGTCGGGAAGGTGGGTCGAGGTTCGGTTCTCTTGGCCAGAACTGGAGCAACAGCCGTACCTCATTGCGCAGCCGTTCGGACCCCAAGCCTTGGTAACCACCATGACCGGTGTGAACCGTAGCAGCGGGATTCTGCGCATCTACAACATCGGCAGGGACGTCGCGAATGACGTCTGGGCAGACGTATATCTGATGCCGTTCAACCGTGCAACCCCCGCTCCGTAAGAAAGGGAACCACTACATGAGCACGCTGACACACGACCAGCTTCTCGCGAAGACCATCTACCTGATACAGGAGAACAACCGCCTACGCGAAGAGCTGCTCGACGCACATATCGCCGCAGGCACCATCCGCCTCGACAACACCGAGGACACGAAGGACCAGGAAGATGCAGGTAATGACTGACACCGCCACTAAATATGCAATCATCCACGCGAACCTAGCGACCCATCAGCTCATCGCAGGCGAATCTGTCCCCATCACCTCGGGGGTCGTCTCATTCATCCCCGCAGCGATGAGTCATGACGCAACCACGGTCTACAGCGCAACCGAGGTGAAGGGGTACCTTGTCGACGGGGTCCTCCGCTCGCACCCCCACGGCGGTGCTCGAGGCGTGCAGCTCCTTGCAGGTCGGTATGACGTGCAGATTTCTGCACGCTCGGCCACTGCACGGCAGACCATTATCGATTGCGTCCCTATCACGGTTCAAGCCGGGCAGGAGATCAACTTGGCCGCGCTGATGGATGATGGGGTTTCGCCAATCCCCGCCCCGTCACCTGTTCCGGTTCCTCAGCCGGCTGGCCCGGCTCGCGAGTGGGTAGCGGTTGATCTGGGAGACGGTACCGCCAAGATTATTGAAAGGGACAAGAATGAGTAACGAGAAAACGGTGTTCGACCGCCTGGTCATCGCAGACGAACAGGGACACCTGCAGGGCAAGCCCCTAGAGGGTGTTACCGCCGCGATTACGGCGGCAGTTGCCGAGGAACTGGCAAAGCGACCGGAGCCCAGTCGGCCGGCGGATGCTCGCCCGGTGGAGGTTGTCGCCGGTGGCTCTATCCCTGCGCTCGCTGAGGGTGAGCAGGAGCGTGCGTTCATGGTCACCGCGCAGGCGACTGCACCTGATGGTGTGACTTGGCTCGGTGAGGCACCGTCCGCGGCGTTCCGGGGGCTCGTGGTCCTGCGTCGAGTCTCTGACGGCACTGTCCTGGGCGTCTCTCGCTCTACTGATAACAGCAACACTCCCGTGGTGCCGCCTGCGCCTACCCCGCAGCCTACCCCCGCCGCACTGGCCCGTCCGACTGTGACCACCACTGTGGCGGCAGGAGCCGTGACCGCACGCTGGGAGCCGGTAGCAGGCGCTGACTCATACGAGGTCCAGGTGGATACCGGTGCACCCGCGCTCGCCGCTTCCCCGCACACGTTTACTCCCGCCGCGGCTAACGGTACCGTCAAGGTCCGTGCTGTCCGTGGCTCCGAGCGTGGCCCCTGGGGCATCGCTGTCTATGCGGCGGCAGTGGCTCAGACCGAATCCGCTGTGACTGGCTACGCTACCACCTGGGCTCATAATGGCTGGATTGAGGTCAATAAGAGCGTGTCCCAGTATTTCAAGGCAGAGGGTGCAACGGTTACTGGCTGGGAATACCCGCGTAACTCGCAGACGTGGGAGCCGGTACCTGTCTCTGACACGGCACGCTTCAAGCAGCAGCCTGCGGATAAAATCTTGGTCGCCTCGGGTGTCAAGATTGAGAATGAGGGTGACAAGGTCATCATCACGACCGCCAAGCCGATGGGTCCGGGCGACGCAATTGGATTGGACAAGAGCGAAGCCTACGGCACCCTGCGCTTTAAGGTCATCGACCGAGCTGGCACCCCCACCTACATTTGCGACCAGTACCCCCCTATTCCAGAGGCAAACGGCCAGTTTCCCAGCGGCCGCTGGGACTCTGCACCTGTGCAGGAGGGGGACCAGCTCGAGATTATGCACGGCCCCGACAATTACATGATTGGCACCGTCATCCGCGCCGCCGGCGACCGCGTGAAGATCTACGGCTTCAAGGTCGACGACTGGACCAAGACCCGCCTCGTCTGGCACGGCTGGCACTGGGAATCTGGCTCCGCAACCCTCTCTAAGAAGGCGGCGTAGTGTCCAGCCTATTTACCATTCTCGCTATGGGGGGTGGCGGCGAGCCAGTAGCGCCAGCACCGCACCCAGTAGCGCCCGCCCCTGCGCCGCCGGCACCGTACAGGCTCGGCGCAGATACCCACATCATCATCGACGCAAACAGCTACTACGCCGCCTGGACCTACCCAGGAATCCAGGAAATCGGGGCACTCAAGCAACTCATCACGAGTGCTGGAGCCACGGTGACCAATACCGCTATCCCTGGGCAAACGTGGACCAACATGCGCGTCAACAATGAGGACGTCCTCGCCGCGTTCAAGCCTGGCAAACGGAACATCCTCATCTGCGGCGAGACCCGAAACTGGGTCGCAACACACGGAGGGTGCACAGTGGATGAAGCCGCGATGGAGGCCTCTCTCTACATTGCGACCGCCCGTGCCGCCGTCCAGTCACGGTACGGGCAGGATTTTGACCGAGTCATTCTCTGCGGCACTATCCCCAACAGTACGTTCCTGGATGAGCCGTGGAAGACCGACATCCCTGGCCTGAACAAGGTCCTGTCGGGGTTCGACGACATGGCGCGTGCAGACCCCGGCGCTCTGGGGGCTGACGTGTTCGCCGACTTCCGCAGCAAGACCCGCTGGTTTTCTGGCGATGGAACTACCCGCGCCCCGTTCGCTCAAACCCAGGACACTGTTAAGGAACCCATCAGCGGTACCGACTGGGTCCACCCTGTCGGCGCAGCCCGTGAGTCCTTCGCAGAGGCAATCGCTGACGCACTCAAGAAATTGGAGGCGTAGATGGACCTTGACTGGGTTATCCCGCCTGAGCTCTGGGCTCTGGCGGGCGTCATCATCGGTACGCTCATCCCGGCAGTAATGGCGTGGTCGACCGGCAGGCAACAGGCTAAGCACGAGTCCAACAAAGCGCTCATCGAGGCGTTGGAGCGGCGTATCAACGACTTGGAGGATCATCTGCGAGATGAGACCGGAGCGCGCCGTGCACTGGAGAAGGAAGTGCGTCAGAGGGAGGAGGCCGCGCATGCGACGGCCGACCGGGCGCGCTTGGTCATGAGCGTCGCGGTGGCGCATATTAACCGCCTGAATGGGCATATTGTGTCTGGGTCGCCTCCTCCGCCTCCTCCGCTACCTACCGAGGTTGCGGAGTGGGTGGAGAGGGAGATCTGGACTGCACGCCTGACGCAGAGCCAGGTGGATAACCCGCCGGCTACCTAGCTGGCGAATACAAATGTTGAGGTAGGTGCCCCCACTATCGGGGGTGCCTGCCTCTCCTTAATTAAAAGGAGTAGCGATGAGGTATCTCGTCGAAGTTATTGAGGCTGAACAGGCACATGGGCTGGCGGCTCAGCCGCAGTCGGTGCAGGCATCTGCAGCACCTGCTCACCGTACTGTGAACGTGGTGGAGGCGGGTGCTGACCCGAGCGGTGCAGCGGATTCGACTGCCGCAATTAACCAGGCTATCCGCCGTGTCCATGAGGCTGGCGGAGGCACCGTCCACCTGCCTGCTGGCAGTTATAAGGTGTCCGCGCCGTTCATTGAGCTGCTGGGCGGCGTGCACCTGCAGGGTGCTGGTCGCGAGTCGACCATCATCTTTGCGGACACTGGCGCAGGGGCGGAGCAGAAGACCGCAATCATCCACGCGGGCACCTGGTTCACCCCGCGTGTTGGCAAGGACAATCTGCTGATGGGCGTCTCCGACCTCTGGATCAAGAGCTCGCATGCTCGCCCGTCGCATGTTTCGTCGGCGACCCCGCGCCCTGGCCAGGATGGTATGCACCCGAATATTGGCGGCATCCTCCTGAACACCGAGCTGGGTGATAACCCTCCGGAGCCTGACGGCGCTCACCGTATCGAGAATGTCCTCATCTGGGATGTTGCGTTCGGTGTGGCTGTGCTGGGTCTGGACGACCAGGGTTGCCAGCTGCGGAATATCCGTGTCCGCCGCACGCTGGGTCCTGGCGTCGTCATTGGCAAGTCACCGGAGCACATCACCTCTGTGACGGCTGGTCGCCGTGAGATTGGTGCAGCAGACAACATCCTCGACTGCGTGGACGTGTCAGGTGCGAATATTGCAGGCGGCACTAATGCTGGCTTCGAGATTTATGCCACCAACACCACGCTGATTGG